ATATACAATAGAACCTCTCCAATAACCATGAGTGTTAGCGACATAACCCATATGTGTAGTAACGAATCTGTCAGAAATATTTGTGGAAAATGGTTTGATTTTCATCGGTGTAACATAATTGTCCCAAAGTTTGGTGCCAGTTAAATCAGAAGTAGACCATGTAAATCTATCCCAAAAATTTGGAACGGATAACACGTGTGATAGATCCATCTCGTCAGCTGATGTACCAGCGAGACCGGATTTAGTTTCTATTTCATTTTGTACAGAAAGAGCCATCTTGTGAGAAGTGTCCACACCATCAAAATTTGTCATGCGGACTTGACCTCTCAGTTTCGTCTCACATGGCAAACCTTGTACGGTTGGTTTAGAAAAACCTAACATTTTAAAAATATTAGAAGCTTGAGCCGAAATCCATGCTGGTCGCGTAAACAAATTACCCAAAATAGGAATTCTAGACATAGTACTTAGACCCTCTGAAATTTGACCTATACCGGCACTTACAGTACCATTCTCTTTGAGTCCTTTTATCTCGGAAGCTACTTGTGCAAAGATTTTGTCAGGACTTTTCTGGAAAGATTTAGTCTTCCAGGCTTCACGTAAGTCTGCCTCACTAAAATTGCCCTCAATCATCTTCTGTCCGAGGTTGGCAAAATTAGGTGCGCTACCAGTGAAAACGTTTGCTCCGGTAGGATACTGAACGTCAACATCTTCCAAATGAGCCCAAACTGTGTATTCAACAGATCCCGTACCAGAAATTTGATCTCTTAATTGACTATATACGACTAAATATATCGCACCAAAAGAACCTTGTCCAGTAATAAGGTTATAGTAAACGTGAGGAGAAACGTATGGGATACGCATTTCAACTTCGGTACCCACACTCAAATCTAGATCTGTACGCGGACAGCCCGAGCGACCTTGAAGCGTAGAATTAACTAGAGAAACACGATTTGGCATATATTGAGCATAAGGATAATATTGCAACATTAGTCTACCTTGCTGAAATGGTTGAGAATTCACCTGTACCTTGATTACAAGTGTAGCTCTTAAACCAACAAAACCTCGCAATTTCTCCTGATACATCGCATTTGAAATTAGGACCTCTGGAAAGTTAGCAGTGTAAAGTTGAGAACCAGCAGTAGATAAAGTGCCAGTAGAATTCCACAAACCAGTTTTAATAATGATAGGTCGAGAAAGGAAATCTTTAATAGTATGTATTCTCTCCTCGCGTGTGGTCATAGACAGATAATCTGTTGAAAGGTTAACGATATCAGGCACCGCAGTGGTACTAGGGGTAACTCCTTCGCTAGAAAAGTGTACAATCTCCTTCTGCTCGGAAGTAATTTTTCGATCTTCATCTTCAATATTGTTATTGTTTGTTTGAAAGTTAGCAGGTCTATTGCTTAATTCTATCGTCAACCTAAACATATAGAAAGCAGAGAGGGTACCCTGGATATTACAGGAACGCTGCTGGGCATCCTGGGTAAGTAAGACTAAATAGCCCACCCATATTCTAAGATAGCAGTATGTTGTTTTTATTAACCTCTCGCATTTGTATAACAACACAAGATCACATCTTAGTCAAAAATCATACATAGGATCCGCAAGATGTTTGACATCATGCAAATAATCCTCGTACGGAAGAATCAAAGGATTTTCAGGTAAATCCCCAGGTACCCTCAAACCTGTAATTGCTCTACGCAACTTGTCGTATTCCTCACGCCCATGAAGAACAATCTCTCGAAAAGCCGTCTCAATATTCGTCATTAATATAACGTTTGGGTCAGCACATTTTCGGGTCCAATTCAACATTTCGTAAATTACTTCAATCTTGAGTGGGGCAACAGTGCGCACTAGTTCCGGACAAAATCTAAATTTCCGTTTAAGAAAGAAAATATCTTCCAGTTTTCGGGTTTTAACAATTTCACCAGTTTTAGCTTCGTCCGTGTACTCATGTTTCATCTCAGCCATGACCTCGCTTATCGTTACTTGATTGTACCACTGCACAACCTTGGCGTCAATGTTTAAAACATTGTCATCCCCATAAGTTATTAAAGCGACATACTCATTGAACCATTTCATGGAACGCAGACGTGGTTGAAATTTCTCCATAACACGAATCCAAGATAGCCGCATAATAGTGGAATTATACAAACAATTGATTATGACCGTGAATGGATTACCGGATGGTTGAGAGTGCGTCCACATATAGACATTATCATCATAAATGTGTACAGAATGTACCAGATGCGACCATAAGCCTAAACAAACGCGAATAGTTCGTTCTCCAACCGGGGTTTCAAAATCAATGAATTGAGAGAGCCATGTTACAAATATTTCCCAAAAGATTGCCCATAAAATCTGCGCAACCAGAGAACCGTCGAAGTTTCCAAAGTCACCAGCGATCACATGACTACCTTTCATTTTCATTCGTTTTGCTATTCTCTCCCAATCTTGAGAATAAACATTGGTTCCAACGGCAATTTCATTATCAATACGATTGTGCATTAACCACGCAGCGAAAGGAAGAAAATATTGTCGGAATGCAACAACAAAATGTTGTGGACCAGCAGAGAAAACGCGAGTTTTACCGACATCTACCTTAGCGATGTCACGACGTTCGTCTTTCAACGTGTCAACAAATACAACGTTAGAAATTCGACCTTTCGCACAATCCTCAATCAACCCTTCTACATCTCGCCGCAAAGCTAAAGCATTTGCACTAGTGAAATCAAAATTGTCGTTGGTGCCCATCCAATGTTGTTTGCCGGGTGCACTTCGTTTCATCTGAGCATAAGGAAAACCTGGTGAGGTAGTGCGGTTCACAGCACACATAAATTCATCATCTTGTGTACCACGAATAGCCTCCTCATAAGATAAAATACGCTGATATTTACTCTTATCCAGATTTTCGAATAGCCTCCTCATAAGATAAAATACGCTGATATTTACTCTTATCCAGATTTTTACTATATTGATTCAACATCACTCGGCAAACATCTCGAGCTGCACTCAGAACTTCATCATCACCCAGCACGGCAGTATCAACACCACACTTTTTAAGTCCCGACAGTAAAGGATTATGTACCTTTCCATTCAGAATCGTGGGTTTCAATAGTGCTGGTTTCATTATAGGAGCAGATAATTTTCCATATATTTTAGAGTGAATAATGGACGAATTCACTGCTTGCCCGACTCTAATCGAAGATTTACCTAAAGCATAAAACTTACCTTCGGGTACGTCACTTTCTTCGAGAGGGTTGACACATTCAGGAATTTCATAATAAAACTGGGAAGAAATGTTCTTCTTATTGCGCTTAATCAATTCCAAACACGCGTCTTCAATACATTCTTGAGTCAGAGGACACGCATAACCGTGTTCTTCAGCGTCATTTCCAGCAATGTGCATACCAATTATTTTGCGCTCTAAATATTTGTTATACAAACCAACTAAAGAACCGCAATCACCTGTGCGTGTCGGAGCATTATATTCATAACAATCACGTTGTATGTATGATTCTTCGGGATATTCAAAACCATCCTCAGGGTGGAAAATCTCAATCTTCTTATCGCAAGGGCGCACAGCGTTCAACCAATTGTAAACACGGTATAGACCCATATTATTGACATGGAAGGTTGCCATAGCCCCACTAAAGATTCCTTTAAGCATACCTTGATCTGAAGTCTTAACGAAATGGCGAACCAAATCTCTATGTGGCGTGCACATTCTTGAGTGCAAGTTAACTAATACACAATCCCGGAAATCTCCATTCTTAAAAGGTATTTGTACACAATTCTCACTTAAGGTGAAATCATCCGTACCTGCGGTAAAGAAGTGAGATAGTGGTATCTGCATCAAATCCTCCGACATCTGTTGGGAAAAAGAAACTATGGTGCTTGGAGGTAATTTACGTGCAAACAGAGCTTGAAGGAAGTGATAGGGCATAATAAAAGACCAGCCTCGAACAAATGTGCAATTACCAAGTTGGTGCCGTTTATCACCGCGGAAATAGGACATTCTATAGGTGTTCTTCTGAAAAACATCAACCATAAGATTTTGTGCTGCATCGTCTGAACATCCCTGTGTGGCTGCAACAGCGGTAAGTTCCTCGACATCAGCTTCTACTCGTTTGACCTGAGCTTTGTTTGTTTTAGAATCTCCCGATTGTCCAACTTCAGCCCAGATTCCAACTTTCTTCTTACGGTCACGATCCAGAAAAAACTTTCCAAGCCATGAATCTTTAGCTGACCACTGAGCAAGTTCGCGTTTCTGATATTTATTCAAATCCTCATAGCTGAAATTATCAAATTCCTCGTCAGTCATAGTATTGAAGGCAGACATTCGATGCATTCCACATTCATCACACGAAATCTTAATTGTACCATCATCATCCCGATACCATTCACTCTCAACCACTGGTTTCACATTTTTCTGCGTTTTTGCGTCACCAGACCTTTCCATCTCTGCCCAAATTCCAATTTTCTTCTTTCGGTCACGATTAAGGAAAAATTTGCCAAGCCAAGAATCTTTGGTAGACCATTGGGCAAGTTCACGTTTCTGGTACTTGTTCAAGTCTTCATAATTGAAGTTGTCAAACTCTTCATCAGTCATTGTGTTGAAAGCGGATGTTCGATGCATACCACATTCGTCACAGGAGACTTTAATTGTACCATCGTCGTCGCGATACCACTCGTTCTCGACTACGGGCTTCACAGTTTTCTGTGTTTTGGCATCTCCTGATACACCCACTTCAACCAACTTGCGGGGCAAGCGCACAGTCTTAGCATCACCAGACGGGGCAACCTCAGGTTTGACTGGATCAAAATTCTTCGAGAACCAGTGATACATAGCCATAGCAGATAGTGCCACGCCAACCATTCCAAGGGCTGTGAGTATAGGGTGCTCAGAAATAACTTTCTTAATCTCCTCATACTTCCTTGCTAGGTAGGCCTTACAATCACTCAAACAAATATCC